GATACCTTCGTGGTGATAGTGTACAAGCTATCGCAGCGGGGTTGTATCGTAGTCCTGCATTTATAACAAACCTGATTGAAAAAATCGGAGTACCACAACGAGTAGTTTCTGTAGAAGAAAAAAGAGGATATGATTATCTTCCAGAGGAGTGTGTAGCCGAAGAATTTTCAGAAGGCGAAATTGCTTGGTCAGCATCCTATCATACAGCAGTAAAAGTTATACGAGAACTAACACCAGAGTATTGTGAGTCTAAGCCAGGACTTGGAAACACTAACTACGAGGAAAAGTATGGTTCTAAATGTTATAATATTTATGTGCTGGAGGAAGTTGAGTCAGAAGGCTCATTCTTTCCTGGAGTAGATAGTGGTGGTTTCTTTGCAAATTCACTGGCTTATGATTTAGGTAAACTAACTCATTTGGAACAGTACGGAATTGATTTAACGAGGTTGTAAAAAATAATTCTTGACTTTCATGTTAAAATTCATATATAATATATTTTTAAAACTGAACGATAGGAGATAATATCGTGGCTTGGGACGACGACAAGAAAGCAGCTGTGGTGGCTGCATATGAAGATTCAGACCCGACACCTGAAACTTCAATGGAAATAGTGAAAGCTATTGCCGAAGAATACGAAGAAAGCCCCAACGGCGTTCGGATGATTCTTACAAAAGCTGGCGTTTACGTTAAGAAAACACCAGCAGCTAAATCAACTTCTTCAGGCGGAACTGGAACAGCACGCGTATCTAAAGCTGCCGCTTGCGAGGCACTGTCTGCTGCATTATCGGATGCAGGACAAGAAGTAGACGAGGACATTGTCAGCAAATTGACTGGCAAAGCAGCAGTTTACTTCACTTCAGTCATCACTGCACTGAATAAGTAATTTAGTTCTAACCGCTAAACACTGGAGAGTCATGACCTCCAGTGTTTTTCTACATTCACACGTTTAACCTTCGACAGACAGTAATGCAAAAAAGTTTGCTAATCTGCAATTCAAGGAGAGACCGTGAAGAAAGAAGAACTTAAAGAATTAGTAACTAATTACGGTGATGCAGTTATTACCTATAGAAGTGAAAATTCAAAAAAGCTAAAGTACAATGTTTGTACTCTTGACTTTAGCACTCCGTATATTCAGCAGAAAACAAGTAGAGCAAAGGAAACAGATGATACGCTACTACTTTTTTGTTGGGATACGGACTCATATCGACTACTGAAACCTCAGCACATAACAAGTGTAGTCCCGTTATCCTCTATTCTAAAGAATGGAGATTAATAATGGAATTACATGAAAGCCCCGAAGTGTATGAAAGAGTTATACATGAAGATGGGGAGAGAGGTCATCAAGTACGTCTCACAATATCAACATTTCGTGGAGTAGAATACCTAAGTATACGGAAGTATTATTTAGACTTTGAGGAAGAATGGAAACCTAGTACAGAAGGTATTTCTATTCCGATTGACTTTAATAACTCAAGAGAATTGTTCATTGGCTTAGTAGAAATACTTTCATTGGCCGAAACCAAAGAGATTATTGAAGAACACTTCAAAGATTTAATTGAGAATATCTACAAATAATTCTTGACAAATTACCTAAAATATTCTATAATATCTATAAATTATAGGAGAAACCATTCGCGTGGATATTTTAGACTACTACAGTGAAATGTATTACAAAGGCACTCCGGTCATTAGTGATGACCAGTTCGATGCCTTAGTGTCTGCTTCGGGCTACGAAAAAGTAGGTTATACCGAAAAAAACGGCTCACCTCATTTATATCAAATGTATTCTCTACAGAAGCACTTTGATATAAATGAAGTAGAAAAATCATTTCTAGACAGATGTGTAGTAACCGATAAACTAGACGGAGCAGCAATATCGCTCATCTATAATGACGGTAAACTAAAAGCCGCCCTCACTCGAGGAGACGGAGTTCGTGGTCAGTTGATAACTGATAAAGTACGATTCCTTGTGCCGAATAAAATTAACATAGAAGGTACAGTGCAGATTACTGGGGAAGTTGTAGCCCCTAGTACAATTCCTAATGCAAGAAACTATGCAGCGGGTGCGCTAAATCTAAAAAGTATAGCAGACTTTATAAATAGGGATTTGACTTTCTTTGCTTATGACATGGCTCCGAATACTGAAGTTTTTTGGACTTCCCAAATGAATCTTCTATATGCTCAAGGATTCAGAACAGTACATACAGATGATACAGATGCTTTTCCAAAAGATGGAAAGGTGTATCGTATAAATGACTATCCAGGGTTTCTACAGGCTGGTAAAACCGCACATCACCCTAAAGGAGCGTTTGCATTAAAAGAACAAAAAGACGGTGTAGTTACAACACTCTTGGATGTGGTATGGCAGGTTGGCAAAAGCGGGGTTATTAGTCCTGTAGGGATTCTGGAACCAATTGATATTGGTGGAGCAACTGTAAGTAGGGTTACTCTGCATAATACCAACTTCATAGAATCAATGGGTCTGGAAATAGGATGTCAAGTCGAGGTAATTCGTTCCGGCGAAATTATACCAAGAGTAGTAAAACGAGTATGAGAAAGTTATGACCTTTGAAAAAATAATTCTTGACTTTTACCTTAGAGTCCCGTATAATATACATTCAAACTTAGAGGAAGATATAAATGACAAAAATTCAAGCCCCTACTCACTGTCCGTGTTGTGATAGCGAGCTTGAAGTTGTCAATTATTTGCTTTATTGTAGGAATCCCTTTTGTGAAGGGCAGTCTACAAAAAAGATTCAGCATTTCGCAAAAACTCTCAAAATCAAAGGATTAGGCGAATCCACTATTAACAAGCTAGGTCTTGTTGATATTAGTGATATATACGCTTTAGATTGTGAGACAATTTGTGAAAAACTTTCCTCTGAAAAACTTGGAGTAAAACTGTATGATGAGATTGAAAAATCAAAGTCTGCAACTCTAAATGACCTACTTCCAGCTTTTAGTATTCCTTTGATTGGAAAAACTGTTGCTGCAAAGATTTCACAGGCTGTACTTAGTGTGGAACATATAAACCACACTACGTGTGAAATCGCAGGACTCGGAGAAAAAGCTACTCATAATCTCGTAGAGTGGGTGGTACATGAGTACCCTTACTATGCGGAATTACCATTTAACTGGAAGTTTACAAAAGTAGAACAAAAAAGCAAAGGAACTGTCTGCATCTCTGGTAAGTTAAGAAGCTATAAAACGAAAGCAGATGCGTACAAAGACCTTGAGGCTTTTGGCTACAATATAAAGAGTAGCGTTACAAGGGACGTAACGATTCTAGTAAATGAAAGTGGTATAGAATCACTAAAAACACAAAAAGCCAGAGAATCTGGCGTAATCATCGTTGATAACTTACAACAATTCTTATTGGAGAATTAATATGGCAGTTCCAAAGTGGACAGAAGAGCGTGTTGCTGCGCTCACAACTTTCGTAGGGGACGAATTCCCCGTATCTCAGGCTACTGTAGCAGAAGCTGCAGATAACCTGGAAACCTCTTCTCGCTCAGTTTCTAGCAAGCTGCGCAAGATGGGCTATGATGTAGAGCTGGCCTCTGCATCTAACACCAAGGCTTTCAGCGAAGCCCAGGCCGCTACTCTTGCTACTTTCGTAGAAGATAACAGCGGTAACTACACCTATGCTCAGATTGCTGAGCTGTTTGAAGGCGGTGCTTTCACTGCCAAGCAGATTCAGGGTAAGGTACTTTCCCTGGAGCTGACTGGTCATGTTAAGCCTGCTCCCGTCAAGGAGTCTGTAAAGACTTACTCTGACGATGAGGAAGCCTCCTTCATTCAGATGGTAAACAACGGCTCTTTCGTTGAAGAAATTGCTGATGCCATGGGTCGTAGCGTTGCTTCTGTAAGGGGCAAGGCTCTTTCCCTCCTTCGTTCTGGTGCGATTGATTCCATTCCTCGCCAGAAGGAAACCAAGTCTGCAACCAAGGAAGACCCCTTGGCAGGCGTTGATAACATTGCCGGTATGACTGTAGAAGAAATTGCTACACAGATTGGCAAGACTGTTCGTGGTGTTAAAACCATGCTGACTCGTCGTGGTCTGACTGCATCAGACTATGATGGTGCCGCTAAGAAAGAAAAAGCTGCACAGTAAGTTAGAAATCAAGAGCGAGTGCAGAGTAACCCTTTGCACTCGTTTTTTAGCGTTCGGGAGAAATGTGATTGAATCTAGCTAGTGCTTTCATTAAGCAGGTTATTGCGTGTCAGGACTCTGATACATGGAGTCTTACGCGCAAAAATTACCTGCCGAAAGAGTATCATATCATTTATGATGTGATAACAAAGCACAATGAAAAGAATCATCATCTGCCTACATTTGATGACCTTCACTACTCTGTACGCGATGCTCAGGCAAAAGAGAAAATCTATGCCATTCAAGGTGCAAATGACTTAGAGCTAGACCCATATGCTCTACTTCAGTATCTAAAGAATGAGTACGCACAGAAAGAGATTCTCACGTCTCTCGAAAAGTATGTAGACAACTCTATTGCATTTAATGATGCAGAGGAGTCTATAAACGAACTTCATCAGATTGTTCTTGATGTAGAAGAAAAAGTAGATATTCAAGACCCAGACGAGAGTATGCAAAGTATTCCGTTGTGGGAATCTGAGGAAGAACTCCAGAAGTATGTTGCACTGGGTTTGAACTACGACTACGATTACGAGATTCAATTCTCTCCGAGAGATATGATTCTAGTAGGTGGCAGGCGTGGTGCAGGTAAGTCAATTACCTGTGCAAATCTAGCAAACAACATGGTAGCTTCTGGTAAGTCTGCAATCTATTTTACTATTGAAATGGATAGCAGGTCTATTCTTCAACGCTGCTGTTCAATCGCAACGGGTGTACCATTCTCTAGGCTGAAGATGAAAAACCTGAGCGTTGTAGAGTGGGAGAAAGTTGCCTCTTGGTGGGCGAATCGCTACACCGAAGGACAAGAACGCCTGAAAGAGTACCATAACCACAGAGACTTTGACAAGTTACATTCAAGTCTAAAATCTAACCACGAGCTTCTCCCGACTCGGCAGTTAGATGTAGTCTATGACGCTGGACTTACTGTAGCAAAGATTCGTGCAACACTTGATAAACAAGTAGCAAGAATCAAGCCTGGCATTGTAATTGTGGATTATCTAAATCAAGTAAGGCGTTCTAATCTTCCCTCTCGCGGCGGTCAATACGATTGGACAGAGCAGATTGAAGTGAGTAAAGCACTCAAGTCTATGGCGCAGGAATACGAAGTACCTGTGTTCTCTCCTTATCAGACAGACGCAACGGGCGAAGCACGTTTTGCAAAGGGCATACTTGACGCAGCAGATGCTGCTTATGCACTTGAAACGTGGGAGCAGGAGGATGCGTGTGTCACCTTCAACTGTGTAAAAATGCGGTCTGCTGCTATGAAATCTTTTACTTCAAAGATGGATTGGGAGACTCTGAAGATTGGTCCAGAATCTGTTCTCTCTCCGAAAGAGCGAGAGGATAATGACCAAAAATCAGATGAAGACATTGATGATTTATAAAAAATAATTCTTGACTCTCCAGCTGTTTTAATGTATAATATATTATATTTTTGACAACTGGAGATTCTTTTTATGATGGTTTATACTTGTAATTCTTATCGCCCATTGTCGCGCAAAAGAAAGAAGTTACCTCCGCGTCCTCGCAGAACAGCTAGTAAGTTCGAAGACTACGTTCCTACTAGTGAGCCTTATAGGCGTCCGACACCAGAGTACAAATCTTTGATGTCGAACAAAAAGATTGAGGGTGCAGAGATAAGTTTTTTCAAGCAGGAAATATCAAAGCAGTATCCTGTTGCTGTAGCATACAACAAAGGCGCATACCAGGTTATACCTACTAACGATATAACACACATAGGTAAGTAACTATGATTGAGATTAATAATAGACTGTTAGATAACGATATAGTTGTTTTTCTAAATAAATTATTAGACCCAGAAGATTTTGGTCATGCAGTAACAGAAGAAGTAAGAAACGAAGCGAGAAAATTTTTAGGAATAGAACCAGTTTTAAATGACAGTCCAAGAACTACTAGCAAAACAGAAGATTAGCTTTGCCCCAAAAGGGCAGGACTTTGTGGTGTCGTGCTTAAACCCAGAGCATGACGACAAAAATCCAAGCATGAGAATCGACCAGGTAACTGGAGTATTTAACTGTTTTGCTTGTGGATTCAAGGGCAACATTTTTTATAAGTTTGGGGAGAAGGTAAGTCAACTACAGATACGCAGAGAACTATTAAAAAGAAAAATTGTTGAGAAACGTGCGGAATGTGTAGGCTTATCTTTTCCTTCAAACTCTATACCTTATATTGGTAACTGGAGAAATATCAAGCCTGAAACATATAAAAAGTTTGAGGCTTTTCAGAATAGCGAACGAGATTTTATTGGAAGAATTGTGTTTCCTATTCGAGATATATCTGGAAATATAGTAGCATTTCAAGGCAGACATACCTCGAATGGTGACCCAAAATATAAGTTTGTACCCTCAGGTGTAAGACTACCTCTTTATCCTAAAATAAATCCACGTCAAGGGAAAATAATACTTGTGGAGGGAGTTTATGATGTATTAAACTTATATGATAAAGGATTAACGAACGCAGTGTGTTGTTTTGGCACTCAAAACCTCAATGAAGATAAGCTACTTCTTGCGAAGATGCAAGGAGTAGACCACATAGATATTTTCTTTGACGGAGACGATGCAGGACAGAAAGCTGCTGCAGAAATAAAACTTCTGTGCGAGAAAGTTGGTCTCGAAGCCAGGAATGTTCATATGCGTGATACTGACCCTGGCGCACTGAATGAAACCCAAGTACGAAATTTGGAGAATAAACTATATGCCTAAAGTTGCATTAATAGAAACTAAACCTAGTAAGACTAATTTCAAGAAAGAATTTGACAATGCTTTTGACTTTGACCAGTTTCAACTCTGTTCAAATCCGGCAATAAAGAAAGTTCTAAAACGAGATTGTGATATTAACATTGACCCTAGTCTTTATGACTGGGTAATTCTCGTTGGAAGTGAATCACTGAAATACTTTACCAAGATAAATTCAGTTACAGAATACTCAGGAAAACGTGTAGAACAAAAGTTTCTACCCGTAATTAATCCGTCCATGCTCGCATTTAAACCAGAAGCCAGACGGACATGGGAAGACTCTAAGTCCAATATCATCAAGTACATAAACGGTGAAATCTTGGACAAAGAAGTAGATGACAGCATTGCTTTCGGTATCGAAGATACTGCAAAAGCTAATGCCTTTGTGCAGGCTGCTATTGACCATCCAGGCGAATACATTGCTCTCGACTCCGAGACCACTGGACTGTATCCTCGTGATGGTTATATGCTTGGTCTGTCTCTGTGCTATGATGGACAGCGTGGTGCTTACCTCAACACAGATTGCTTTGACGAGACTACAGAATCACTTCTTGCTGAACTTTTTCGTAAGAAGATTGTAATCTTTCACAATGCAAAATTCGATATGGCATTCTTTCAGTATCATTTCAATTTCGAGTTTCCTCGCTTTGAAGATACTATGCTGTTGTCATATCTTATCAATGAAGTTCCAGGCAATCATGGCCTGAAACAGTTGGCAGTAAAGCATACTCCGTATGGAGACTACGAGAAACCAATGTACGACTGGATGGACCAGTATCGCAAAGAACATGGTATTCTCAAAGGTGACTTTCAGTGGGAGTGGATCCCCTTTGAAGTTATGAAAACTTATGCTGCTATGGACTCTTTAGTAACTTTTCTAATCTTTGAGAAGTTCAAAAAGATAAAGCAAAACCCGAAACTTTTGTGGGTGTATGAGAATATTCTAATACCAGGTACTCGTTTTCTGATTGATATTCAGGATAACGGTGTGCCTTTCGATAAGACTCGTCTGTACCAGGCTCAAGAAATTATGCAGTCTGATATTGACAAAGCTATCGCTACTCTCTACGAAAACCCAAAGGTTAGCGAGTTCGAGGTATTTAATGGAAAATCTTTTAATCCAAATAGTACAGTACAGCTTCGCTCTTTACTTTTTGATTGGCTTGGCTTATCCCCTACTGGCAAGAAAACAGGAACAGGCGCGGACTCAACGGATGCGGAAGTACTTGAAAGACTTGCCGAGGATTCGGAAGTACCACGACTTATCCTTGACATACGTCAAAAATCCAAAATTAAGAATACTTATTTGGACAAAATCATACCGCAGCTGGACAAAGATAGCCACTTACGTACTGGCTTCAATCTGCACGGTACAACTTCTGGCCGCCTTAGTTCTAGTGGTAAACTAAATATGCAGCAGCTTCCTCGCGACAATCCTTCGGTCAAGGGTTGTATCAAAGCTGCAGCGGGGTCAAAGATTGTCGCAATGGACTTGACAACTGCCGAGGTATATGTTGCGGCAGTGTTAGCCAACGACAAAGCTCTTATGGATGTGTTCCGTTCAGGCGGAAACTTTCATAGTACAATTGCTAAAACAGTTTTTAAACTTCCATGTGATGTGGAACAAGTAGCAGAGTTATACTCTGTGGAAAGACAGGCTGCCAAAGCTGTAACCTTTGGTATTATGTACGGTGCTGGTGCAAGAAAAATCAGTTCAGAAGTTACAAAAAGTTCTGGTTCGTTCTTCAGCCCAAGCGAGGCTCAGGAAGTAATCAATGATTATTTTAAATCCTTCAGCAGTCTACGTAAATGGATTACTCAGAATGAGAAATTTATTGAAGCAAATGGCTTCATTTATAGTTTCTTTGGTAGGAAGCGACGCCTACCCAACGTTGAGTCTTCCGATAAGGCTATTCGAAGTCATACAGTTAGGTCTGGTCTTAATTTTTTGGTGCAGTCTACTGCTTCTGATATTAACCTTCTAGGTGCAATAGACATGAATAGTTACATCAAGACTCACAACATGAAAGCAAGGATATTTGCACTAGTGCATGACTCGATTCTAGCCGAAGTTCCGGAAGATGAGATTGACCACTACACAGATAAACTACGACACTTTGTTCAGCTCGATAGAGGCGTTAGCATTCCAGGTGCTCCCATTGGATGCGACTTCGAAGTAGGTGACGACTACTCTATGGGCAAGTGGGACAAGATGTATGGTACTGACTTTTAGAGGAGTATCCTCTATTACATTTCCAATCTATCCACTCCCTTCTTCTAATTGGGAGAGAGTGGATGGATTGTTGTTTGTGGATGGAAAAGTAGTAGATGACACAAACATGAGAGGTGAAACTCTTGGAATACGAAGACTACAAACCTCTTTTGAAGTCCTTCCTTTAACTAAAGCTATTTTGGATTTTACGGGAATGATAAAGCAAACTAAAAATGTATTCATAGATAGTACAGGATTTGTGTTTATCTACCAAAAAACTAAGATGCTTCCCCTTCGATATAAGAAGATAAAAAAGATAGATAGAAAAGTAGTGGCAAGTGTTCTTCACTTGGAAGGCGAAAGACAGCCACTCAAAATTATTCGTCCGCCTGAGACTGGAATGTTGTGGGCTGGCATACTCTACTATCAAGAACTTCCCTGGAAGTTGTACGAGTATTCCGAAGAAGTAAAAAAGGATACTCGGAGAAAAGTATAATGGCAAAAAGAAATAGACTTATACAAGCAGCAAATCTAAGTTTACAAGAAATAGAACCACTTACACAAAATCAACTTTTAACATTTGAATCAGAAAAACATCTTGTACTGCACGGAGTTGCAGGCACAGGTAAAACATTTATCTCTTGCTATTTAGCATTTGATGATATACTTAAAAACGATAAAGAAAAATTAGTAATAATTCGAAGTGCAGTTCCTACCCGTGATATAGGGTTTTTACCTGGAACTGAGAAAGAAAAAGCATCAGTATACGAAGAACCGTACAAAGATATATGTATCGAACTCTTTCAACGTGGCGATGCATACGAGATACTGAAAACAAAACATCTAGTACACTTTATGACTACTTCATTCATTCGAGGAATTACTCTTAGAGATGCAGTAGTTCTCATAGATGAATGTCAAAACATGACTTTACATGAACTTGATTCGATTATAACTCGTATCGGACAGAATTGTAGAGTTATTTTCTGCGGAGATTTTAGGCAGAGTGATTTAACTGAGAACGGCCTTAACTCATTTATACGAATATTGAAAGCCATGAATGAGTTTGATTTAATAGAATTCGGTACAGTAGATATTGTACGCAGTGAATTCGTAAAAAAATATATTATTGCGAGAACAGACCTAGGAATATGAAAGCAGTACTCAGTAATCGAATCTATATGGATTGTGATGAAGAACTAAGAAGTAAGATTGATAAAGAACTTACTTACAAAGTTCCAGCTCCCAATCCTTTAGACCCACCTATTGTAATTAAAAACATGGGCATTGTAAATAAAAGTATTATTACGATGCCTATGGGTCGTATAGATTTGATTCCTGACCACTATGAAATAGTGGACAAACGAATACTGGTGCCAGTAGAGTTTCCAAAGTTTCAGTACGAATTAAGAGAAAGTCAAGCAGAAGTATACAATTCTATTGAAGACAGTGCAATTATTAATGCTTGGGTAAGCTGGGGTAAGACCTTCACGGGGTTGGCCATAGCCGGAAAACTTGGACAGAAGACTCTAGTCATCACACATACAGTACCACTACGAACACAGTGGGCAAAAGAAGTAAAGAAAGTCTATGGATTTGAGCCAGGCATTATTGGTAGTGGTAAGTTCGAACTTGACACTCCGATTGTAATTGGAAACACTCAGACACTCTACCGAAACATAGACAAAATTAAAAAAGAATTCGGAACACTTATATTAGACGAGATGCACCACGTAAGTAGTCCAACTTTTTCCAGAGTCTTGGACACTAATTACTGTCGCTACAAGATAGGACTCTCGGGAACAATAGAAAGAAAGGATGGCAAACACGTTGTATTCCGTGACTATTTTAGTCCAAATGTGTACAAACCACCAAGAGAAAACTTTATGACTCCTTCGGTGGATGTCTTTCGTTCAGAAATACGTTTCATGGACGGAGCAAGAATACCGTGGGCTACGCGAGTCAACAATCTCGCAAACAATGAAGAGTATCGTCATACAGTTGCCATGATTGCAAGTGCTTATGCTACGAGAGGCCACAAAGTTCTAGTTGTAAGTGACCGAGTTGCATTTCTAAAGAAGTGTGCAGAACTTAGCGGAGAAGCAGCAATCTGTGTGACTGGAGAGGTTCCTCACGAACAACGTGAAGATTTAATCAACGAAGTATTTTCTGGTAGAAAGAGTATTCTATATGGAACGCAAGCGATATTTTCCGAAGGCATCTCAGTGAATAATCTAAGTTGTCTGATTCTAGGTACTCCTATAAACAATGACCCTCTCCTTACACAGCTTATTGGTAGGGTTATTCGAACACACCCTGGTAAGAAGTCCCCGAAGATTGTAGATATACATCTGAAAGGGAATACTGCTAGAAAACAAGCTTCAAATAGGATTGGATACTACATGAAACAAGGCTATGAAATTAAACAGCTATAAAAAAATAGTTCTTGACAAAAGTTAAAATATTTGATATAATAATGGTCTTATTCAACTGGAAAAAAGTTTTTAGATTATCGAGAGGCAATCTTCATACGTGTCTTAATATTATGCGTATGTTGACTTACGATACAATACCACAGAATAAGTACGACCCTTTGTATACTTATAAAGGGTTTGACTTTATAGGCGAAAGTTTTTTAGTGAATCCAAAAACACTATTTGAAAACGCCTATAAATATACGCAACGAGAAGTCGGAACGTATATTTCTCTTGCTGCAACTAGAAATTTAGCTAATTTTCTAGCAACAGGAGATATTACTGTAGATACTCTTCTTCTACCCGAAGATGAGATAATTTTTGAAGAAATAAACAACAATAGGCTACTTAGTGTAGATTCTGAAGGTAAACTTCATTTTCTATATGAAGAAGTCCCACAGGAGAAAATAGTATGGCATTAGCATTTAATCAAACAAAGGGCGAAGCCCAGAAATCCAATATCGTTACTTATCAGTACAACGACGGCGACAACAAAGTTCGCCTGGTCGGTGATGTACTTGCTCGTTACGTCTACTGGGTAACAGGCGAAAACAACAAGAATCTTCCTCTTGAGTGTTTGTCCTTTGATAGAAACGAAGAGCGTTTCAACAACAAAGAAAAAGATTGGGTTCGTGAGTTCTATCCCGACCTGAAGTGTGGCTGGAGCTACGCTATGCAGTGCATAGACAATGGTCAGATTAAAGTAATTAATCTGAAGAAAAAGCTTTGGGAGCAGATTCTTACTGCTGCTGAAGACCTTGGCGACCCGACTGATGTTGACACTGGCTGGGATATTTGTTTCAAGCGTGTAAAGACTGGACCTCTGCCGTACAATGTAGAGTATCAGTTGCAGGCTCTGAAATGCAAGCCGCGTGCTCTTTCTGATTCAGAAAAAGAAGTTCTGGTAAACCTGAAGTCTATGGACGAAGTAATGCCCCGTCCGACTCCGGATGCCCAAAAAGAACTGTTGGACAGGCTGCGTAATGCACCTACCACAGGTGAAGATGATATTGAAACCCTTGAAGATGAGTTTAATATCGGATGATTCTCTTCACAGCAGACTGGCACATCAAACTGGGACAGAAGAACGTCCCAGTTTCTTGGGCATTAAATAGGTACAATCTATTTTTCAATAAAGTTAGAGAAATAGAACGAGAGTGTGTAATGCACATAATCGGTGGAGACTTATTTGATAGATTGCCCACAATGGAAGAGTTAGAGTTATACTTTTCTTTTGTTCGTGGAGTTTCTACTCCTACGGTAATTTATGATGGTAACCATGAAGCTACAAAAAAGAATAAGACATTCTTTTCGCAGTTAAAAAGAGCAACAAGGGATATAAACCCTCTGGTAACAGTAGTAGATAATTCATATATAGATGAGAATCTAAAATTTGGAATACTACCGTACTGTGAATTACATAGAAAAAATAGTATAGAGGCATTTGACAACACAATGCCTCTTTTTACTCATGTTAGAGGAGAGATTCCTCCTCATGTAAAACCAGAAGTAGAGTTGTATCGTTTCGATGGATTTCCGATTGTGTTTGCAGGAGACTTACATTCTCATTCAAACACCCAAAGAAACATTGTATATCCAGGTAGTCCAATGACTACTTCTTTTCATAGAAATCATGTAGATACTGGTTATCTACTTATAGATGAAAATAACTGGACTTGGTTATGGGAAAAGTTTGACTTACCACAATTAATTCGTAGGACTGTATCTTCTCCGGAAGATATGGTTCCTACTGAATATGACCATACCATCTATGAAATAGAAGGTGACATACAAGAACTTGCTGCTGTTAAAAATTCTGAGTTACTAGATAAAAAAGTTGTAAAGAAAAACTCTGAAGCCTCATTAGTTATGACTTCTGACATGACTATGGAAGATGAGTTAGTAGAATACTTACTTTACATCTTACAAATAAAAGAAGAAAACTTACAATCAATACTAGGAACTTATAATGATTACGCTCAAAAAGCTCAAGTGGAGTAACTGCTTTAGTTACGGAGCAAATAACGAACTAGACCTTGATGACAGTACTCTGACTCAGATTATTGGTACTAACGGGATGGGGAAGTCCTCCATCCCGTTAATCATTGAGGAAGCGTTATATAATAAAAATTCAAAAGGTATAAAGAAAGCTGATATACCGAATCGAATACTAAATAATGGCTATGATATTTATCTGTCTTTTACAAAAGACGATTCATTCTATGAAGTTTCTGTAAATAGAAAAACAAATATAAAGGTAAAATTTGAAAAAGACGGTGAAGACATTTCTAGTCATACTGCTACAAATACTTATAAAAACATACAAGAAGTTCTTGGAGTGGATTTTAAGACTTTTACGCAGTTAGTATATCAACATCCGACTAGCAGTTTACAGTTCCTAACTGCAACAGATACAAATAGAAAAAAGTTTCTAATTGATTTGTTACATTTAGAAGAATATGTAACATTGTTTGAAGTATTTAAAGAGGCTGCACGATTATCTTTTAATCGTAAAACCAGTATCGAATCAAAAATTGCAACGGTTGAAAAATGGTTGCATGATAATAAAGTGAGTGATACTACCATACTTCCAATGCTAAATTTTCAAATCGAGACGGAAGATGAAGAGAAAGAATTAAGTTCTCTCACAATAGAATTTGAAAATATTTCGGAAAAAAATAAAAAAATTTCGCAAAACAATAAATATATCGAGATACTCAAGTCTATTGATATTAATGAAGCGAATAAAATCAATGTTACAAGTAAAGAATCCTATGATTCCTTGCAGAGTGAAGGCGGTAAGTTAAAGTCCGAAATCACTGCTGCAAAAAGTTTTCTTTCTAAGATTGAAAAACTTGGAGACCATTGTCCTACTTGTGAGCAGGATATAGATGCGGAGTTTAAGCAGGGTCTTATAAATAAAGAACTTGCAAAGATAGACGAAGCTACTGCTAAGTTGAATAGCGAAATTTTACCAGAAATAGAAAGAATAAAAGAAAACAATCGCCTATACGAAAAGAAAATTAGTATTGAGAATAACTGGCAAGATGTTTATAAATCTATTGACAGAACACTGCCTTCTAATTTAGTAGACAGAGTAACTCTTGAGACTAGAATTAAAGAACTTCGTGCAGAGATTCAAAAGAAAAGAGCAGAAGCTACTGCTATAACAAAAGAAAACGAAGAAAGAACAAAAAGAAATACTAGAATACAAGTAATTCTTGAGCAGACTGATGAGTTTGAAAAACAACTTACAGAAGCTCAAGAAAGTTTAAATCAGGAAGAAACACTCAATATTAACTTAGAGATACTGAAAAAAGCCTTCAGTACTAATGGCCTTATCGCCTATAAAATTGAGAATTTAGTAAAAGAACTAGAAGCTCTCGTAAATACCTATCTTGCAGAACTTTCTGATGGTAGATTTACACTAGAGTTTGTAGTACAAAATGATAAACTAAATGTGCAAATTACTGATAACGGTAGTATAGTAGATATTTTAGCCCTTTCTTCAGGAGAACTCGCTAGAGTAAATACATCGACTCTGATAGCTATTCGTAAGTTAATGAGTAGTATATCAAAGTCAAGGCTGAACATATTATTTCTTGATGAAGTAACAAACGTACTTGATGAACCTGGTAGAGAAAAGCTAGTAGAAGTATTACTTGCAGAGGGAGACTTAAATACTTATATTGTAAGTCATGGCTGGACTCACCCTCTACTAGAAAAGATAGAAATAGTAAGAAAAAATAGTATCAGTTGTTTGGAAAGGTAGTATATGGTAGATTCAAGGGCTAAAGGTGCAAGGGGTGAATACCTTGTACGAGATATGCTTAGAGAATATACAAACCTAAAGTTTGAGAGAGTACCCGCTTCGGGTGCTCTCGAATACTTAAAAGGAGACTTATATGTTCCTAATGAGAAAAATAGGTTTTGTATTGAAGTAAAAAACTATGCCGATTCTCCATTAACAGATAAGATTTTTACACAAGAAAAAACAAATAACTTAGTACGGTGGTGGATAAAGGTTCAAGCCCAAGCAAAACAGGGCGGCCAAGAACCACTATTATTTTTTAAATACAACAGGTCAAAAGTCTTTGTTGTAACAGAAAATATGCCGGAAAAGACCAAATATTTCTTTATTTCTTGGCTAAAATGTTATATAATATTGGCTGATGATTGGCTAAAAGAAGAAAAAGTAGAGTTTATAAATTATGGTAGCATTTAATTTTGCAGATAAACTTATAGACCCTGATAGCAGTTCAACACTAATAGTAGATGCTTTGAATTTAGCATTTCGTTGGAAGCATCAGGGCAGAACAGATTTTTGCTCAGAGTATATACGAACAGTACAATCTCTAGCAAAATCATATGACTGTGGCAATGTTATCATTACGGCAGATTGGGGTTCTTCTACTTATCGTAGAGAAATACACCCAGACTATAAACAGAATCGTAAAGAAAAATTTGCCGAACAGTCAGAAGCAGAGAAAGAAGCGTTTGAACAATTCTTTTTAGAATTTGAACGGACTTTAGAAGAACTTGCAGAGTCATATACTGTACTTCGCTACAAGGGTGTGGAAGCTGACGATATAGCAGCACACATAGTAAAAGAAAAAGAGAAGTATGGTCTTGGTACAATTTGGTTAATTTCAAGTGACCGTGACTGGGATTTATTAGTAGGAGAAGGAGTAAGCCGTTTCTCATATGTAACGAGGAAGGAAGTTACAGCAGATAACTGGTCTGACTCCTACGATATTGACCAAGAAGATTATATATCTTTAAAGTGTCTTACAGGCGATAAAGGTGATAATGTTCCTGGCATTCCAGGTATCGGTCCTAAACGTGCTACAGATTTGATTCGTGACTATGGTACAGCAATGGACATCTATGATGCTCTACCTATAGATAGTAAGTATAAGTTTATTCAAACTCTGAATGAGAATGCTGAACAGCTTCTTGTAAACTATCAACTAATGGATTTAATTACATATTGTGATGATGCAATAGGCTCTGATAATTTATCAGATATTGAAGGGAGATTGTTAAGTGCAACTAAATTATAATCGTGACAACTATTTGTCTGAATTTGGAATTAAAACTCTCCAAGACAGATACATGATTGAAGGAGAAACCTCTCCTCAGGAAGCATTTGCAAGAGCCGCAAAAGCCTTTGCAGATGATGATGCTCATGCACAGCGTTTATATGATTACGCAAGCCAACTTTGGTTCATGTTTTCTACTCCAATACTAAGTAATGGAGGAACAACTCGTGGATTGCCTATAAGTTGCTTTCTTAACTATGTAGACGATAGCAGGCATGGAATTACTAATCATTACACTGAAAATGCTTTCTTATCTTCTGTTGGTGGAGGCATTGGCGGATGTTGGAACGGGGTTCGGAGTGTAGGCTCGACAACGAGCAATGGCTCCGAAAGTACCGGAGTTATTCCATTTCTGAAAGTCGTAGACGCAGAAATGTTAGCATTCTCACAAGGTGTGACAAGGCGAGGAAGTTATGCAGCATACTTGGATATTTCTCACCCAGAAATTGAAGAATTTCTTGATGTTCGTAAGCCAACAGGAGGCGATATTAATAGAAAATCTATCAATTTGCATCATGGTGTTGTTGTTTCTGATAAGTTCATGAAACTTATCGAAAATGCAACAAAAGAAGATGGATTTGACGATACTTGGGAATTGAAAGACCCGCACTCTGGTCGAGTTATAAAAACTATTCCGGCAAAGACACTTTGGGTAAAACTTATTCAGAATCGTGTCGAAACGGGCGAGCCGTATATCATGTTTGAAAATACGGTACAAGAAGCACTGCCTGAGTATCAAAAAGAAAAAGGGTTACAAGTACATCATTCAAACCTTTGTTCAGAAATTACACTTGCAACTGCAAATGATAGAACAGCAGTGTGTTGTCTTTCAAGTGTAAATCTGGAAGAATATGATTCTTGGTGCGACAATGACCAGTTTATTCCTGACTTAATAAGAATGCTGGACAATGTACTAGAGTATTTTATAAAGAAAGCTCCGAATGAGCTAGAAAGAGCGCGTTATAGTGCTTATATGGAAAGAAGTCTGGGTCTTGGGGCTATGGGTTTTCATGCGTATTTGCAGAGGCACAACATTGCATTTGAGAGTGTTACTGCAAAAATTTCAAACATGAAAATGTTTAAGAGGATTAAAGATGAAGCAGTCAAAGCTACTCAGCTTCTTGCTGTGGAACGTGGAGAATGCCCTGACGGTCGTGGCTATGGTGTTCGTAACGCTCATTTATTGGCTATTGCTCCTAATGCTAGCAGTAGTATTATTTGTGGTAACACTAGCCCAAGCATTGAACCTTACCGCGCTAATGCATTTGTACAGAAAACTAAGACAGGAAGTTCGCTTCTCAAAAACGAATACTTAGAACACGCTCTCGATGAAATGGATATGAATACGGACGAAGTGTGGCAAAGTATTGTAACAAGAAATGGCTCTGTACAACATCTAGATTTTCTAGATGACTACACAAAAGATGTATTCAAGACTGCTGTAGAAATTGACCAAAGATGGGTAATTGATATGGCGGCAGATAGACAGCAGTTTATTTGCCAAAGTCAGTCATTGAATGTATTTTTTCCTGCAAACGTATCAAAGCAAGAGCTTCACGCTATACATATGATGGCGTGGAAAAAGAAAGTAAAAACTCTATATTATTTGAGAAGCGAAGCATTTAAACGAGCAGACAATGTATCAGATGAAGTTTTACGACAGAAGATATTTGAGTCTCTTGACGAGAATGCTTGTGTAGCGTGCGAGGGTTAAAATGTTATTAGAAGAAAGAAATTATTACAAACCGTTTAATTATCCGTGGGCTTTTGAATACTATAAGACTCAACAGCATATGCATTGGCTTCCAAGCGAAGTCAATCTTGCAGATGACTTGAGAGATTATAGAGAAAAACTCACGCCTGAAAATCGTAGTTTGATTAACTCTATTTTTAGGTTTTTTACTCAGGCGGATGTAGACGTATGCTGTGGATATGCAAAGCATTATCTACCTACATTTAAACAGCCTGAAGTGCGAATGATGCTTGCAGCTTTCGCTTCGATGGAAGCTGTGCATCAGGAAGCATATTCACTACTTCTTGAAACACTTGGATTTGATGATGATGAGTACAAAAAGTTTGCCGAACATCGAGAAATGTTTGAAAAACATGAGTATTTAAGTAATTTTGGCGTAGATACACCAATGAACATTGCGAAGACAATGGCTATCTACTCTGGATTTACAGAGGGAGTGCAACTCTTTAGTAGTTTTGCGATTCTATTGAATTTTCCTCGTCATAATCTAATGAAAGGCATGGGTCAAATTATTACTTGGTCTGTTCGAGATGAGAGTTTGCATGTAGAAGGCATGAGCCATCTATTTCGTACTTTTATCAAAGAGAACGAAGACTTATGGCATGATGATTTGAAGTATGAAATCTACTGCGCTGCAGAACGTACTGTAGAGTTGGAAGATAACTTTATTGATTTATGTTTTTCGGGAGCAAAAGTACCTGATTTGACTAGTGCACAAGTGAAGGAATATATTCGATATATTGCTGACCGCAGACTTCTCGGTCTGGGCATGAAGAAAATTTTCAATAGTTCAGAAAATCCTTTGCCCTGGTTGGACTATATGTTGAATGGAGTAGAGCATACAAACTTCTTTGAAAATCGAGCCACCGAGTATTCTCGAGCCAGTACAACTGGTAGTTGGCAAGAAATTTTTAGATAACTTAAAGCCCGCTTAGTGCGGGCTTTTTTATAGAGTAGCAGCATTCGCCACTAAAGAAACACAAGTTACGAGACCAATTATACATAAAACAGATAAACCGCCAAGAATACATAAATCAGTTAAAAATTTTTTCTGGGCTGCTAGCCTCTGAGCTTCTCTAAATCGTTCGTTTTGTATTCTACGTCTTTCCCTCATCATATCTTGATAGAAAGCACCTTGTCCACTATAGATAAGAAACTCCCGAAGTTCTTTTTCTAGTTGTGCTGCTTTGTGTTTAGCTGCGGTTATCTCAAGTGCTTGAGCCTCTATGCTTGTTCCTGAAAATAATTTCGAGGAAAGAGGAGCATTTTCATTATAAGTAGATGCTTTAATAATTTCATCTTTTGCATCAAAAAATTTTCCAAAGTATGCAGCACAATCTTCTATATCTTTTCCAGCTTCAACAGCTTTTTTAATACCATTAAAAGCGGACGTAGCAAGGCTGATTGCTATTCCTACCTCTATCATGTTGGTTGCTCTGTACTACTTTGGTAGTATCTTTGATGCTAGACTGCATCCCAGGTCTGAGCCTCCTCGTTCCAAGTATAAAAATTTCCATCATCCGGATAAGATACAGGAGCTTGCCAAGTGCAAGAATCTTCATCAAGCGTCCAGCTTGCAAAAGGTTGCGGGCTATAAAAAGCGTCACGAGCTGAATCGTAAATACTTCCTATACCGGCATAGTTTTTACGAAGTGCAACTCCATCATCTGGTTCTCCAGTTTCAGGATTATAGTGAATCCCGCCTCTTGTGTTATAGCTAGTTTGTATCCAAGTACCAGGACTTGAATCTACGAATGTATTAAAAAACTCAGGTTCAGCTACAATAACCTGCGCTACTACTCCATTTACTACTTTTGCAAAATGTGCCATTTTATTTTTCTCCTATTAGGTTGCATACCTTATAATTACTATACCTGAGCCACCGCTGCCTCCAGCATAGTGACCCGATTGATACCCAGTTCCACCGCCCCCGCCTCCAGTATTTGCTGTTCCACTAATTCCAGCACCATTAGGTCTATTATTTCCGCCCGTGCCATTACCTCCGCCTCCAGCGCCGCCATCCCCTGAATATTGAGTAGCATACGTTCCTGGACCATATGGAGCTCCCCCACCTCCACCTCCAGCATAGTATCCAGAAGCACCAGTAGATGTTGCAGTTGCCCAGGTAGAGTATGAATTTGTGCCTGCTCCTCCATTTCCTGCTGTAGCTGAACCTACACTTGCAGTACCACCAACAGCACTAGCACCTCCGCCTCCGCCTCCAACATATATATTTGTTGTGCCATTCATACCCCCATTTCCGCCTGCATTTCCTTGTCCAGAAGTTCCAGAAGCCCCTACGTAGGCGCCACCATCGTGATAGCTACCTCCGCCTCCAGAACCTCCAGTAGCAGGCCCACCAGTACCCCATCCACCTCTGCCTCCACCTATAGCAGTATTACTATTAAAAGTAGTATCGCTTCCACTGTCGCCGAGGGCATTTGCAGCACCAGCACCACCAGCACCAATTACTATAGAATGAGTACCAGCATTAAGACTTGTAGAGCCACTTAACAGTCCACCAGCGCCTCCGCCTCCTCCATAAGTAGCACCCGCACCACCTCCAGCAATCATTAAGTAATCAATACTTAAACTTCCACCACTTACTACAAAGCTATCTGAGGACGTAAAAGTATGATATTTGTACCCTCCAGAAGTAACTTCTGTGCCACCACTACCTGTAATTGGTTCTACTACCGTAAGCCAGCTACCACTTATATAGGCCTCTAAAACATTTGTGGTAGTATTATAACGAATCTGACCATTTGTAGGAGAGCTTGGTCTTTGCGCAGTTGTGCCTGAAGGAATTTTAAATCCTTCGTTGCCCGAAACACTTCCAGGAGTTCCAGCAGGAAGACCATCATATATTAAATCTGCTAATTCTTTTGTTTCTGCCATTTTGTTCTCCTACCTTGCGTTTGCGTATTTAAAGGGGTTTTCTGCGAATGCCATGTAGATGTATGTATTACCAGAAACATTATTCTGCCCAGAATTAGCATTATTAGCCCGTAATTTAAATCCATTAGATAAGAAGTCTACGTTTTCTGTACCTAATGAAGTTTCCGCATTACTTGAATTTGTCATAACATATTCTTTTATTGCGTTATAAGACATTCTAGCTGAATCATAGATAGGCCAATAACCTGTTGTATTTGCATCTTTAACGAGAAGAAATGCAGGTCTAAAGCCGGTGTAGACAAATGGGCCGTCATTAGAGTTGTTGCCAGTATAGCTTCCAAACTTACTGAAGCCTTCTACTTCTGCGAAACAATAGGCTATAAAAGTATAACCATTAACATTTTGCGAGTAAGTGCCTAACGAAAAAACAGAAGATGTTGGAGCAGTATCAGCCCATACTGGGTAATCTGAAGTTCCCAATGTGCTATGAAGCACTAAGTAATCAGTTTCAGGGGCAGAAGTATTTTCATGGTGATATACCAGCCAATCACCTGTACCTGAATTTCTTACTTTCAAAATAATTAAATCAGGGGCAACACCAAGTCCATGACCTATAGTAGATGGATTACTCCCTGTTGCCGTAAAACTAACAATACTAAACCCAGCATCAGTGTTAGCAGATACAGTAGATGTTATAGAGCCGTCTGTGTTAGATACTCCAGAGCCGTTGGCTTTCCAGTTCCAAGCTACTATATTTGCTCCAGATTCGTTTAACGAGTTCCAATCAGAAGATGCGTCTACTTCAAATCCAGTTGAGTTCCATACAACTCCGTTACCTGAATCAACTGTATCTTCTGCACTAGTGCTATTTGAAGATAAAAACTTGGTAGAGCCTCTTAGCACATCCGCTAAAGCATGGAATCTTGCGTATGTTCTTGACTTAATCCACGTAAGGTCTGGCTGAAAGTTCAAACTGCTTACAGTGGTTGTAGTGCCATTGCCTGTATAGAGTGCTGTATCAAAATGCTCATCACTCGTAGTCGTACTGTTCGGGCCTATAGCTGGTTCTGGGAGGTTGGCTGTACAGAGTGCTAGTGCGCCTGATGGGACGGTGTACTTGAAGTCGCCTATGCCATTAGCATCTGTGTTGCTTCCGGCTGTAATACGTCCATTAAAGGTTGAATCTTGACCAAAGTTAGATGCTTGATAACTTTGCGGTGCTACACCATACCCATCTGAAAAGAAAACATAAGTTTTTACGGGTACAGAGACAGCGGTTCCAGCCTGTGTACCATTTACATAAAAAGTTACTTCTGAAGCGTCAGAGTCATACAATATACCAACCACTGAACCTGAATTTACATTTGTAATTGTCTGCGGTGACGAGTCTGAAGAAGTAGCGTAAATAAGTGAATAAGCCCAACCAGAGTATGCAAATGCATAATACCCGTATACGGTGCTGTTATTTGGAGTAGTAGAACTACCTGCATCAGTTGGGGCATAGCTAATGCCAAATGCGTTTCTATTTTCTGTAACTAAATAATGTTCTGAATACCATTTTCCGGTATTAGGGGCCATTGCGATTGTAGAATATGCACCAGTGAAACTGTTATCTGCTGGCCCCTGCTTTTCTAAATTCCCTTGATAAATGGCCCCTGAATAACCAGCGCCTGTAGTGTATTGCAGAAGCGGGTTCAACGTAGCGAAATTATTAGTAGGCGTATCAATCATCTGGTCAGAACTTGTGAGTCCTGAAACAGTGAAGTTGTTGCCGTTGCCACTTGAGTCTGTCCCAAGTGCGCCAGAGTTATTAAACTTTAAGTAGAAGCCGTTAGTGCCAAAGGTTAGACCTGATACGTTCTTTGGAATCCAGACACCGTTCTTGTTTACTGCAAAGTCTGTGGGTGCATACGCCGTACCTTCAATCCCAACAACCTCTGCCAAATAAGAATGGCACGGTTTTGTGCCAGCAGAATTGTTACCTATTACAATATCTCCAGAAGCAAACCATCTAGCTAAAGTATTTTGTGTTACATTAGAGTCAACTGTTAGCGTTACTCTTTGGTTATTAACCCATATTTGATACCTATCTGTAGCTGTTGCTAAAGTTGTATCCCATACAATAAAAACATGATACCAAGCAGATACATCCCTAAAAACATTATAGGCACTAGATGCATTTATGCTTGAAGTCCCGGCCCCCTGATAGCCGCTGTTAAAATACTCGTAATACCCAATAGCATCTGGGTAGTATACACCACCGCCCTGTGTAGAATCAGAAAAATAAAACTCGCCAACACCTGTACCAATTAACTGAACCACTGCGCCCGGGTTTAATTTGCTTCTTTTAACCCACATTGAGAAACAACCTTTGGTTGACCCAGAGCCAGAGTTTGTTCTAGTCAATTTGTCAGAGGGACTAGCAAACCGAACAGAGTTATCTATGGTATACCCATAAAAATCTCCGCCAGCAGAACCAGCGGCGGCTTGTATTAAATTTTTAGAAGCAGTCATTTTTTAGCCCATTGCCTGACCAGCAGTAAATCCGTACCAGGTTGTACCGCCATCATGTGTAATAAAAACAAAATAATCTACAGCAGAAGCTGTTGCTGTTAAAGTAGGTGCTGTGGCACTCGCCCAGTCTACTGCAGCAGGCCACGTAACTGTAAAACCAGAAGCACTTGCATCCTGTACTAATTTAAGTGTAAAACTTGAAACTTTTCCAGAAGTTGCAGCATTACTAAAAGTAAAAGTAGTATTTTCTGTAAGAGTATGTGAAAAATTATTTCCAGTATCTAAATCTACAGTAGTTGCATTACTACTTGAAGTGACTGCATTGTATTCTTCAATAATACCATTGTCAAAAGTCTGATTTGCGGTAAATGTGTTTGCTACATCGTTCTTTGTAGTGTCAGCATCAAACGCCTGTATACCAGCACGAGGAATACTAACAGAAGCAGCTCCTGACCCATCCTCCGCTGTAACAGTTGTTGTACCGCTTGCGGTAGTAAAAACTATAGAAGCCATTATGGAAATCTCCTAATCTTTGAGTACGCTGTTAACTCAATTCCTGAGTCTACAGGTATAGTTACTGCGACTCCATTATTCAATGTAAGCGTTGAAGCTTTATTTAAACTGTTTGCTTCTAATGTAGTACTCGAGGTTACAGTGACTGCATTTGAAGTAATACCAGCACCATCTAAGTCTTCAATCGCTGAAGTTAAATTATCTAAGTAATTAATTATATTTGCAGAATCTGCAAGATCTCGAGATTTTCCCATTAGAACCAGCCTGTAGTATTATCCTCTTGGTATGCTTCTTCATTCCAAGATATTGCACCTTCCGGTTTTGCAAGAGGAGCTTCCCACACAAAATCTGTAGAGTTATAAGTCCATGAAGCATAGGGTGATTCGTTTGGACCTTCTGGTAATGCATTGTTTGGAAAACCTTCCTGTGCAGGAACATTGCGAAGAGCAGTGCGATAATTCTGGTAAACAGTTTTATCTTCTGCACTTAGAGCAGAATCAGGAAGAACTGCCCAATCGCTTGCAGCAAGTTTTGCATCGCGCTGTGCACGAACATTTGCTTTCTTATTTGCCAGGTCATTTGCAATTGCTTCTGCGGAACGGTCAATCACAGTAAAGGTCTGATAGTAAGAACCTGAACGCTCTTCAATATCACCATCAATTACTGTTTGAGTATCCGCATCATAAGAAGGACGCACGTCCTCTTTTAGAATTGCCATGTTTAATCCCGCTAATGCGGCAGCAGATAACGGAAGAGCAAAACTTGTATTCGGATTTTCTCTTACTATCTGCCTCTCACTTTTTACCTGTGAGTTTGTTATATCATAATATCTCATCGTTTTTTCTCCGATTATCCTGCATTTGCATATTTAAAGGGGCTATGTGCAAATGCGATGTAAGCGTAACTTAATGCTGCCCCGTTTGCAGTATTACTATCTGCTCTTAATTTAAATCCATGGCTATAAAAATCAATTACAGAGGATGAATTTGATACTTCAGCATCAGACCCGCTCATATATAACCATCCATTTTGAGGATTAAAATTTTCTCTTTTTCTTTTATTATCTACGGCAACAAAGTGGTACCCTGAATTACTAATATTTTTTACCATAACAAATGCAGGTTTAAATCCTGTGTACTCAAATGGGCCTTCAGGAGTAGAATTATTTCCTTTGTAGTATCCCATTTTTGTCATGCCTTCAACTTCTGCAAAAAGATAAGCTATAAATGTGTCTGAGCTCAAATTTACGCCGCTGTTAGTACCAACCGTAAACTGTGTAGATGTGGGTGCGGTATCGTTCCAGATAGTGTTCTCGTCGGTAAAAGCGTTAGTGTCAAAAAACCCCATGAAATCTGTCTGCGGGTCACTATAGAACCCAGAATCAAAATAGCTTGGGGCAGTATTGGCGTTGGTCACACGCTTAACAATAATTATCTTAGGAGCAACTCCCAAGCCGTGCGCTATGTTTTGCACAGAGCCTGTACCTGAGTATCCGACTATATCAAAAAATCCTGCTTTTTTCTTAAAACAATATGCTATATAATTTTGTGCATTTACATTGACATTGGCAAGATTACCCACGGTAAACCCATCTGCATCCATGCTAGACAAAGATTCTGAATTGGTAATAACGCCCGTGCTGGTATAGTTGTGAGTCCAATACTTCCCTGCCCCTATCTGGGTGTCCATCCACGCCCAACTTTGTGCCGCATCCCGGTTTTTTGTCCATACCATATCGGGCTGGAATCCAACACCAGTAACAGATTTGCCGCCGCTACCTATAGCTGTACCGTTGCCCGTATATGTAACAACATTAAAATAGTCTAAAGTATTTTCAGCCCCTGCCGGATTTAACGTAGATTCAGTTCTTGTTGCAGTAGAAAGGCCTTCAAACCCAGTTGGTGGCGTATAAGTAAAAGCCGTTTGTCCTGTATTTACTCTAGCTGTGCCAGTTGCACCGCTTGTGCCGGGAGTGTAGATTATCCAATAACCATCTGGTTCTCGATAAGTAGTCCCAGAAAAACTCATGTTAGTTACTGTCCAGAATAGAGTATTGTTTTTATACCAGTAAGAAGTGTGGTTATCATAATCAACTGCAACTGCGATTGTGTCTGAAGAAGTAAATGAAACTGCACTACCAGAACTTGAACCACTTGCACTTCCGTCAATAACAATTCCTCCACTATACATTCCAATGCGGCCTGTGGGTAGCCCAGAGCCGGGATTTTCTATCTTATTTCTGGAGCGAACAACCCACAGCTGTGCATTTGTAAGGTTAGAAAACTCAACATAAGTTTTCATTCCCGGCAAAATGTCTTGAGTAAGGTAGGAATATGTCCCCCATCCATCTCCCGGCGAATTTGGTGCTGCTATATTAAGATTTCCATTTGTACCAGTAATATTTGGTGCAGTTACAGTACCAACACCATCATAAAAGGTCCCAAGAAAATTTGGATCAAAAGTAGCAAAGTTATTCGTAGGCGTATCATTTAATTGAGTTGCTCCGTTTACTACAGTCCAATCATTTCCATTACCGCTACTATCTGCACCAAGAGAACCTGAATTATTAAATTTTAAATAACTACCCGCAGTTCCATATGAAATTCCAGAAGGGGCTACTGGAATCCAGATGCCATTTTTTAACTTTCCAAATTTACTAATATCATAGGCTGTTCCATCAATTGCTTGAAATTCTGCCATTTGTATATCTGAATACACAAACTGATTAGTATAAGTCCAGGGATCTCCATATGCTCCTATATACTGCCTACAAGAAGTCGATCCGCTTGTTTCACCTACAGCAAGATAATTTAATTGTTCATTTAGAGTAGGAAGTTGAGCAACCCCCGAAAATCTGGGAGAAGATACAGTTGTATCGTGCGTCCATCCTTGCAATTCACCATTAATATAAACTTTTACTCTATCTGTAGCAGATGCTTGTGTTGTATCCCATATAAAACAATAATGATACCATCCTGCTCTATCTCTAAATCTTCTTGCATTATTAGATATGCCTACTACAGCGTCCAGCTGATAATTACTACCGCTCCAATTGCTTCTATTGTCGTACTGAAAATCTTGCATATAGATGGAATCTTCTAAAACTTCAGTAGTGCTGTTTGCTATTTCAATCGTCCCCAGCTCATATCCATCATCCATATGATTATATAAATTAGTACGGTTTGTTCTTCTAGTTTTCCAGTTTTTAAACCAAAAACTTATTACACCTTTTTTCTTATCAGTATTAGTAGACGAATTAGTTTCCATATATCTACGTAAATATTGACTGCTATCATGAGATAATAGAATAGAGTTATCTATTGTATGCTCATAGAAATCTCCACCAGCAGAGCCAGCGGCAGCTTGTTGCATTAATTTACCAAAATTACTCATTATGCTAGTGCCTGTCCTGAAGTAAATCCATACCAAGTTGTTCCACCGTCAACAGTAGTGAAAACAAACCAATCTACAGCATCTGCTGTAGCTGTAAGAGTTGGGGCGGTTGCAGCAGGCCAATCAACTGCTGCAGGCCATGTAACTGTAAAACCGCTCGCACTTGCATCTTGTACTATTCTAACCGCCATTGCGTAGGCTGTACCGGATGTAGGAGGGTTACTAAAAGTAAAAGTAGTATTTTCTGTAAGTGTATGACTAAACACGTTGCCAGTTTCGCAGTCCACTGTGGTCGCATTAGTTGATGACGTAACTGCATTATACTTTTCGTTATAGCTGTCTACAAGTAGTTCACCAGTAATAGTCTGGTCTGCAGTAAAAGTATTCGCTACGTCATTCTTTGTAGTATCTGCGTCGTAAGCTTGATAGCCCGCACGAGGAAAACTAATATCCACATTTCCGCTTCCGTCTTCGGCAGAAATTGTAATTGACCCCGATGCACTGTTTAATTTTAATGCCATTGTTTTCCCCTTATAAGGCTTTCGCTGCTACGTAATCGTGATATATCTCTAGCAGACTGTCTGAAGGAACTGTTAAAGTTACTCCGCTGTTTATAGTTGTATTCTTACCTGCACGGTAGTGTGTAGTTGAGTCTAATGTTCTATCTGCTGTAACAGCATCAGAATTATAAAAATCTGTTTCTATTCCAGTTGTAGTACCAGTAACTGTTAAATTACCTTGTACTGTTAAGTCAAGAGTAGTTGCTGTGTCTGCTGTATATGCGATAATCTTTATTATGTCATTTACAGAAGCGGCAGCAGCAAGAACTATAGAAGTACCATTTGAAGCAGTATATTCTGAGTCACCATCAAGTAATATACCATTCATAAATACTTGAACACGACCAACTGTATATGCTAAAGTTGCAGTATTGTCATCTGCACCAGAAAAAGTCGTTTGTGAAGCAGTTGCAGTATAAGTATAAGTATCGAATCCTACAGCTGCAATTAAAGTATTTAAGTCTGAAGAAATCCAAGCAAGAATTTCAACAGAGTCTCCTACGGTTGCACCAGACGCAAGAACTATAGATGTGCCGTTTGTTGCTGTAAAGTCAGTTCCAGGTATCAGTTTAATACCATTCAACCAGACATCTACATAACCAACATAGTAGTCAGCAAGAAAGGTTGTTTGAGAGGCAGTGGCAGTATATGTTGTACGCTCGTAAAGATAGTCACCAGAAGGCGCTCCGCCTCCTCCACTAATTTCTACGATGCTCTCTGTACCCGAGACATTTTTCTTGATGTACATTTTGCCATCATAGGTATTGATAGCAACTTCACCAAGATCCAAATCCGAGGTAGTAGGAGCCGCGCTCGGTGTTGCCGAACGCTTCAGTTTTATCGTTTGTGCCATTTGGCTCTCCTATAAATTGCGTATATACGCAGGAGGTTAGTTTCTATTTAGAATGTACCGCCATCGAGTGTGGTAATTTCAGTTGTAAAATTGTTAGCATTGAGAAGCACATAATAATTTGTACCGTCAATAGTAGTTTCCCACTTATCGCTAGTTTCATTCCAACGCAGAGCTACATTTGAGGATGTACCGCGTTCGATTTCGATACCAGCGTTCTGAGAGGGAGTACCAGTCTCGTCGCTATTTAGGACAAGAATGTTATCACCAACAGCTACAGTATTTGAGTTTACAGTAGTAGTTGTACCATTTACAGTCAGGTCGCCAGTAATAACAACACCCGCACCAAAGGTTGCGACCATGTCGTCATTCAAAATAAGAGCATTTGCATGACTGTTTACGGTTGAGCCAGTAGAACCTGCACCATCTGCAGTTCTAAAGTAAATTTTACCGCCTGCGCCAGTACCTGTACCCGCACCAGCTTTTATAATTAAATCAGTACCACTAACATCAGTACCAGAGCCATTTGCTTGAGAAACATCACCAACAAAATCTGTAGAAGTTACAGAGGTAAGTCCAGCAACAGTAGTAGTTGTACTACCAAGGGAAATAGAAGTGCTGCCAAGAGTAAAAGAACTATTTGCTAAATTAGCATTTGGCAATGAACCAGTAACGTCAGTAGTAAGGTCTATCTGACCAAGAGTAATCTGCTGACCACTAAGAGTAAGATAATTATAAGCACCTGAAAGAGTTACATCACTACCAGTGTATGCAATTGTTACTGTATCATTAGTTACAGTGGTGCTTATATCGGTACCAGCGGCAAAAGTAAGAGTACCACCAGTATTAAAAGTATCTGTGGCAGAGCCGTCAGAAATTGTAAAGCTAGAAGTTACAGTACCCCAAGAAAGCTGACCTGAACCATCAGTTTTTAAGTATTGATTTGCGCTACCGTCTGCTTGAGGCCAATTGAGTCCATCAAGAACAAGATCGCCAGTACCATTTGGAGTAATGGTAATAGTACCATTTGTATTTGTAGAAGTAATTGCATTACCATCAAACTGAAGATTATCTACTAAAAAGTTATCAATCTTACTATTTGAGTCTACAACTATTGCACTGCTTGCGGTAAGAGTACCAGCGGTATGGTCAAGCATATCTACATATACTTTTCCGCCAATCGCATCTACATCACCAGTACCACCACCAGGGCGACCAATAAATAGCTTATTACTCGTTGCCGAATACGCTAATTCACCATTTTGTAGTGAAGTAGGAGTAGCTGTGGAGCTACTGCGTTTAATTTGAATCGTTTGAGCCATTATTTGCCCCTAAATAGCCTTAAAAGGCTCCTCCGTCCAGATTATCCTCCTCACCTACATCGGTGTTGAGTAATGGATACCAGTCTGTAATTCCACTAACTGTTCGGTATACGTAAAATATATTATTTGCTGTATCGTACCAAGTATCTCCTACTTCTAATGTGCTTCCAGTAGGAGTAGTAGTGCCGCGAAAATTTTGATCAGCTAATTCTTCTAATGCTTGTTGTACGTTTGTTTTAGTAATCGTTTTGTAGGGAGTAACAGACATAGAAAGAGCAGTTGGAATCAATGTCGCAACCGCTTCAATAGATACTTCATATGTCGTAGGTGTGATGTTTATTGTCGTAGTATCTTCTGTTACCGTGACAGCAGTTTCATCAACCGTTATTGTTACTTCCATTATCGTGTTACATTCTGATCAATTGTAACAGTTCCTTCCAAAATTCGTGTCACAATTCCATCACCGGATGTATAAATCTCTAAATCATAATAGTATAATCCGGCATCAAGAGCTGCTGAAGTTGCATTTGGAAGGCTCATTTGTAGAGTGCCAGCAGTAGGATTCATAATGGTGCAAGTAAATGTAGCCGCCGCAGTCGCAGCGTCTTTTGTCGAGCGCATCTGTGCACGAGCAGAGTAGCTAGTCAAGTCTGTGGCTACTCCGCCTTCTTTCAGGGCTAAGTTAACTGCGAAATCAGAACCCTGGTCTATTTGTAAATTATAAGTCCCTGCGGCCATTTATATTCTCCTATGCTGATAATTATATCAAAGCACACATTTTATGTCAAGAATTATTTTTCTTTAGGTGTTAAGACCTAGTAATATTGTATCTCTCAGTATTTCTACTTGCTGCCTTGAGAGCGCGTACCCCCACTGACCTATTCGAAGTGTATAATCAGTATCACTTTCTGGCCATGTAGTATGCATGAGGCCAAATAAGTCTCCTGTTACGTGCTCCAGGTCGTCCGAAGTTATGTTAAATCTTTGAATTGATTCTGGTAAAGTTGCCATTTTTTCTCCTAGAATGTAAATGTATACGTATGAGTTCCGTTTACATAAGCTGTTGCTGTATTTCCACAGCTATCAGTTACTGTAACTGATACTGTAACATAAATATATCCTGTACCTGTTCCACTTTTTGTTCCTGAAGTACTTCCCGTTGTACTTTGAGATTGTCCACTTCCAAATGAAGCAGCAGTGGCATTCATATTACTTACACTATAACTATCAAGACTCCATTGATAACTATATCCTCCACTTCCTCCAGAGGGGTATGCAGTTACAGTACCTGAAGTAGCTGATAAAGTTTGAGTAAAAGACCCTGTAACACTTGCATTAAAATTACCACTAGTACTAACACTTAAAGAAGGTGTACAACTAGGACTACAAGTTTGGTATAAAGCACTTGCTGTATTCCCACAATTATCAGTTGCATATACATAATATTCATCATATCCAGAACAGTAATAATAGTAAACATAACCTGCTGGAGGATACCAATTCCAAGTATGATATGCAGAAGTAGTTGCTGTTGCTGTATTTCCTGTAACTGTATCAGTTACAGTTACTTTTACAGTTCCACTAGCATATCCCGAACTACTAGATGTAGGACTTGGATACCCAGTTACAGTTGCTCCAGTAGTAGCAACATATCGCGTATTTGTAAAATTTGCACCTGAAGCTACTACACCGCTTTGACTCCAGGCTCCTCCTAAGAGCTCCCAATAATAACTATACGAACCGCTTCCTCCTGAAGGAGTCGCAGTTGCACTAGTAGTAGCTGAAGTTGTTGCTGTAGCACCATAACAAGCTGTTACAGTTCCATTCATTGTCCCACTAATACTTACTGAAAGAGCAGGAGTAGTAGAAGTGTCATTTATATTTACACTAGCAGATAAACTTGCTGTAGCGTTGCCAGCACTATCAGTACTTGCAAGAGTTATTGTTAAAGTTTCTGTTCCTTCTGTTAAAGAGTCCGCTGCTATTCCAAAAGTAGCAGATCCAGTATTTGAATTTATAGTAATACTTCCAGTTAAACTTCCGGAAGATAAATCTGCAGAACTTATTCCTGTTACTGTATATCCTACTGTTGTTCCATTTGTAACCCCCGATGTAGTTACTGTAAAAGAAACAGAATTTCCTTCATTTACGGGGGAAGGACTTCCACTTAAAGCAGTATATTTATTTCCTGCGGAAGCCCCGTATAATTCATAAGCACTAATAATAGTTCCAGAAGTTGTATTTATTCCAGTTCCGTGTAAAGCATCTGCATATGTAGAATTAGGAGTAAGCCCACGAACATCAGAGTCATCTAATGATATTTGGTCTCCAGAAGACTTAGTTGTAATTTCTACATTTACGTCATCTAAAGAAATTGGTCCACTAGTCTGAAGAGTCATGTTTTAATCTCTTAACTTCTTGTTTTAATTCAGATATTTCAGTCTTAAGCTCTTTAATTGCTTCAATAAATAATCCTGCTAAGTTTCCATAAGCAAGTGTTAATACTCCATCTTCTGTTTCGGATACAGCTTCTGGCAAAACTGCTTGTACATCTTGTGCTAACAATCCTGTGGATCTCTGCTTTCTTCCTTTCATAAGAAAAGTAACTCCTTTAAGATCCATACATTTACTTACAGCACCATCTATTAATTCTATGTCATCTTTAAGTCTTACATCAGAATAAGCTGTTACGTTACCTGCCGCTACTACATCTCCGCCTTCACTTACTGAGAATTTTGTAGTTGTACCATCCTGAGCTAAGATATGATAGGAGCTTCCACCAATAAATACTTTATTTTTACCGCTATCAGAATAGTTGGAAGTTGCAGACCAGCCAAAGAATCCGCCCCATCCAGAAGTATTGTTTCCTTTACTTGTGCCTACAATTGCCGCATTTGAATTTGCATTCGCTTCCGCAATAATTGCAGAACAGTTCGAAGTATTTGAATAAAAATATCCAGTTGCACAATATGAAGTTCCGCCTACATCAACAGTATTACCCGTATTTCCTATAGAAAATATATTGTTTCCACTGTTATAACTAGTATTCGTATTACTATTTGTTAATTTGTTTGCTGTAATTGTATCAGCTTGAATCTGTAAAGCAGTAATACTTCCAGAAGTAATTTGACCACCATCAATTGTAGTAATATTAGTATTAATATCGTATGCTGCTCCACCAATACTAACTTTAGTAGTAGGATTAAAAGTAGAAGTCCCATCTGTTAATGAGCCAGACTGGAAAGTAACAAGTCCAGTAAAGTTATGCCCTGCAGATACTGTACCAAAAGTTGGAGTACTAGTAGTATCGGTTGCGGCTGACTGATTTACAAAATATCTTGCATACCAAAATTGACCATTACTTCCTGCAGTCATTTGTGGTGGAGTTTGTTGCCACCCAGAGTTCATTCCAGTAATTGCACCAGTTGCCCAAGTATAAGTCGCCGAAGTTCCTGGGCTAGTTGGTGCAGATGGACTAGCAGTATTATAATAAACGTAGCCTTCTGTTTGTATTATACCGTCATCGCCTTCATATACTTCCGGGTCAGCTACTACTGTAAAGTTTGGAGCAATAATTAATTTAAAACCACCAGTTTGTAGGTTTCTTACCCCTGCAATAATTGAATCATTATTTTTATCAATTCGAAGCGTAGGAGCATATGCAGTTTCTCCCGAAATAGAGGAAGCAAAGCTTCTATCAATAAACATAGTAGTATTGTTTCCAATGTAGGAAATTTTTGCAACATTACTTGTTCCAATCTTGACATAGTCGCCAACTTCAAAATCAGAAGTAAATGTAGTACCACTACCACTTACTTTATTGCTTCTAGCTGCAATAGTAATTGTACCTGTTACAGCAGACCAATGACTGCTTGCAGCAGTGTTTCCAGTTCCAGAATTATAGTAATAGTTAATTCCTAAAGTTGAGTCTTCATACCATTTTATAAGTTTAATTGGATCACTTGCATCACTTGAATCAATTAAAATAAAATGAGCAGCATTATATTTCTGTTTTGTACTATAAGCCGCCCAAGTTGCATCTGATATTACAGGAATATTTGATACATCTTGTTTATAAGTTGCAGCTGTACCAGTAGACCCTAAAACTTCTATATCAGGAGCACCTACAGGGCTAAAGGTATAGTCAGTTTTTGTAAATTCAAATTCAGTGCTTACATTTAAACTAATCGGGGAGTTAGAAACCCCACCCCGTGCAACACCATTAATTCTAGGTACATTCTTTTCTTGAATTGCCCCAGTAATATTTATAAACGCTTTTTTCGGTTTTGATTTTTTACCGCTTTTGCTTACTGTAGCTATTGTAACAGTCGTTGTACCTACAGGAAACTCGTACGGCCCCACATTATTAAACTGTGCAGGCAAATATATCGGATTCTGTTTTACTTCCGAAAGATTGTGATAGAGTTCGTAAGATGCAACTTTATTATAGGGAGTTCCATCAGAGTTTAAAGGAGTATCCCAATAAAGAGTAACATCATTTGCAATTGCATCAGAATCAAGAGCTTGTGGTACTAAATAAACATTTGCAGGAGGAGGAACAATATCGTCTGCAAGTTCGGGAGGATAAACTGGGTCTTCTACAGATAGAGTCCAGTTTTTATCTACCGCATTGAATTTTTCATTATAGTGTTTTACTGCACTAATATTATACGTAGTATCTTCGTTTTGAGTTATTGAAAGTACCTTATACTCTTGTTTTGTTCCAATAACTTCTGCTTCTGAAGCAGTAAGAGTTCTTCTCAATGCCCAAACAGTTTGCGCATTAGGAATAGCACTGAAAGCACTGCTAACTGTAAGAGAAGTTATTCCAGTGCCCGCAGAGGTACTTACAGTTTGAGTTTCTACTCGAGTATACGGCTTCCATACAATTTGTACGGGATTTCCAGAATCATCAACAATATTACTTGCATTTAGTTCCGAAGTAACTCCAAGTATCAGTTCTCCAACTGTATAAGTAGTGCTACTAATTGTAGCGGAATCTTGGCTTAAGAATGCACCCGCCTCTTCAATCAATACATTTAGCTCATAAGTAGAATCAGCCTGTAAAGTTATTTCCCTATCAAGTGGAATAATAGAAGTTGTACGTGTTCCAGAAGAAGAAATACGTCCACTTAATGTTTGATAAGGAGGATGACGATAAGGATCTTGTACATTAATTATATCACCAGGGCGTAAAAATGCTGCATTTATTGCAGTTGCAAAAGCAACAATTTCTGTCTGATTTTTTGCAGTCCAAAGTTTCCAACGACCATAACGAAGTGCTTGACCTTCTGAAGTTGCTCCGAATGCAACAGCACTTTCATTAATAATTTTACCTGTTTTTGCAATGTTTTCTCCGTCTTCCACAAGTAAAACTTCTGGCTTATAGTCAGACCGAGGATTATTCCAGGTGACTCCTACTTGATTAGAACGAGTTTTACTACCAGTAGACTCATAAGAGAACTGTCCACCAATTACATTTGAAGAACTAAAGTTATAAACTGCATCACTTGCTTGGTCGATTATACCTACAATTTCTCCATCTAACCAGTACAGCATTCCACGAAAAACGGTTGCTAAATCTTTTAATACTTTATAGGCATCTGTTGCTTTGGTAAGCCAAACATTAGTTGTAAATCTTGGCTCTAAACCACCATTACCATTGTCTACGAGTTCATCACAGTAACGTGCAATACGATACAGTGCATATTTATCAATATCATTTTCTGTTAAATATGAACCCAGTCCGTAGCGATTATTTATGAGTACGTCATAAAATACCCAAGCAGGATTATTTGTATAAACTTTTTCTGCTCTAAAATTTCCGTCCCAGTTTTGGTAAGAGCTTTCTACAGCTCCACTAGAAACATTTCTTTTATACGAAGCAACGCCATCACTTGCTTCTTCGCGAGTAATATAATTAGAAGGAACTTTAACTTTCATTCCTCTACAGTGGTAACCGATAGAAGGCATACCACTAAAATCTTGGGAGTTAAATTGTACTCTTGCTACAGCAGTTAAAGGGTAGCTTAACAACTCTTTAATTGTAGTTGTCGCACTTGTAATGGTAGCAGGAGTCTGGCTAGTATAATCAGAGGGGCCTAGTACATTGTAGGTATCTTCATACGCTACATCATTATCGGTTAGACGAGTTATTCTTACTTCCCAATCTATAGCTCCAGCCGGACGTAATTGTTCTAAGTTTATGTATTCATCAAATGTAAAGGTAGAGGTATATTGACCATAATGTCTTTTCTTGTCATGTACTACTATCCATCCGGTAAAATTAGTTCCATCATTTGTAAATCGTACTTCAATTTTATACCATGCTTTTCCTGGTTTTTCTTTTCCTTTACCAGTATTATTAATAAGACTCCCATAAGAAATTAAAAATCTTACTTCATCTGCTTCTGCTGCTTGAGCCGCAGAGAGCCCAAGAGTAGTAGTATTATAAGTATAGGTATTTGTTCCAGTATTTCCAGGACCAACTATAGCATTATTTAAAGATGTAGTTATTGCGGTATTTCCATCTCCAGTACCGTCTAAGCTTTTTAGAGATTCTTGATATAGATGTCCTGTTCTAAATTGTACTCCGAAATTTTTATATTTTCCTGCAGTAAAGAAGTTATCTCCAGTATCTAAAGCTTCTTCAGAACCACCTACACGAAGATTGTAATCTCCTGTTGAGCCTCCAAAATTAGTTCCTAAAGTTGTGCTACCATTACTAGCTACTACTATATCATCAACATAATCTATTGCAAAACTGTAAGACGCTCCATTTGTAATACTAAGAGGCAGAGAGCCCCACCCAATATTTACAGTTGTACCGTTTATATGTCGTGTAATTACATCTTCATATAGAGTTTCTCCAGCGGAGTTAATTAGTCGTACTTTTGTATTTACTTTTTCCGCAGGGTCAAACTGCATATCAGAAGTAAAAACAGAAGTGCTTGATATAATTTGAAACTCACTTCCTGAATAGTATCCTCCAACGCCATCTTGAATAAAAGTATACTGATAATTAACAGTTGCAGTTCCAGTTTTATAGTTTTCAATAATACCTCTTGCTGTAGTATTATCTTCAGTCGAAGTTACATGAGAACTAGAGAGATTTGTAGTGGTTCCAGACTGAAATCCATTTGTAAAACTAGCAGTTGCTTTTGAGCCACTATTGCTATCTACTGGGTCTAAAGCTGGGTCACTATTTAAATATACAGAAGCTGCTCCATTCACTAACCCATAGATTGGACCTTCTGAAATAACGCTTGTAGTAACTATATTCTGACTTCTGCCAGCAGGGTCTTTTACAGAATTTACTGATAAAGTACTAGTTTTGTCGACTCCGTCTTTAGTAGCTTGCCTCATTTCGTAAAGAGCAAGCATAGCGTCAGCACTTGCTAAACTATAGTCAACATCATTATTAAAATTACTACGATGAGCTCCAAAGAAATTTGCAGTAGATGTATTCGGTAAAACTTCAGTTGAGATTGGAATACCAGGAACTCGAAGTTCTCCGTAAAGAACGGGAACAGGATCTCCTTCTACAACATTTGCTGCGTCTCCAGTAAATAAGTATCCTTCTTCATTTTTCTGATCTGTAGCAGGGTCGGGGGCCATTATCTGTTGCAGGCCTGCTAAAGCTAAATTTACTCCTACTGCAGCTAAGATCAGGCCTGGCATACTTAGACCAGTAATTGTAGTATATGTGGCGGTTGTCATCCCTACACCAGATACAGTCATACTTGAAGTTGCATAAAGCCCTAAAGGATTGCCAGGTATAAAGAAAAGAGATGCTATTGCAATAGCAGTGAGAATTTTTGAGCCGCCAGATTTAGAACCTGCAGGAACTGGAGTAATAATTATATCTCCTTGAGAAAGAGGAAGAAGACATTCAGCAATATCTATTTCTTGATTATTGACTTCGATATGAAATCCTACATCATTTTCATGGCACTCAATAAGATATTTTCTGAATTCGGGATAGTTTGCTCCAATAAGACGAATCGCTTCTGCAGGAGTGTCCCCACAGAACAAGTGTGAAGTCCCAAACTTTTGCCCTAACTGTCCTTCTAAGTAAATTTTACGCATTGTATCTGTATATTCCAACTAAATACTTCCCCCATAAAGGGTAAAGATTTTCTCGACATGAAAGTCGATTTACGGCATGATGAAAAAATATATCGTTCTCTAAGTAAACTCCACAATGGTTTGGTACATCTGCTCCCATTTGAAAAATTACTATATCGTTTTTTTCTAGACTTTCTACTTTACTAAAGCCCCATTCTTTTATATGGGCTTCTGTAAAATAATCTTCTTCGTACTTCCACCAATCATCTAAATATGGTAGTCTTTTCTGTAGTTCAATATTTAGATATTCTTTGTAGTAGTCTCGTACAGCTTCTAAACAATCATGTTTTCCAAACTCATATTCTCTTCCAATAAGAGGACTACAATTAATTTCTGGTTCTACTATATTTAAATCCATTGAAGGAAACGAAAAAATATAGTAAGGTATTCCTAAAGCATTACAGTATTTTATATCATTTTCACTTGCTTCGTTTGACCCATGTATGTGATTATGTACGATTGCAAATATATTTGCTTCTTTCATTACTTTTACATAATCTTTTGGGTCAAGTATAAAATCGTCATCATCTTCGGCAAGATTTGTACAAGGGTACCATCTTTTTTTGCCTTTTACAATTCCAATTATTCCACACCCTTCTTGTGGGTAGCACTGCTCAAAGTGCTCTCTTATTTCATCTATCACCTAAATTTTCTCGCTCCAGGGAACGCTCCAAACGGTATTGGTATTTTACTATTTTTTGTTGTTTTTGGTGTTGAATTAGTATTTGTGTAATTATAAACAGGTAAATACTGAAATCTACATTTACAAGAAGAAAATTTCTTTCCACATATATCTCCGCGAGTCCAATACACATTTTCAGCAGGAGTTTGATTTGTACTGGCCCGTAATGCTTTCCAAACTGTAGTAGTACCACTCGCTGTAGCTTCTACAAAATCTCCTGCAGAATATGTTGTTCCAGAATTATATGCAGTATAAA